CCCAGACTGAAACTGTAGTCAATACGCCTGAACCAGTCACTCAGGAAAAACCCCTAGAGACAAGCGCCGAGCAACGTGCTAGGGATGAGGCGGGACGATTCGCAGCTAGAGAGAAAGCGCCAGAGCCTACACCCCCAGTAGAGGAAGCAAAGCCAATCAAGGCCCCCTCAAGCTGGAAGCCTGCCGCACAGGAAGCCTACCTAAAGGCAGAGCGTGGCGAAGCACTGACGCCCGAAGAGGTGCGGATTTTGACCAATGAGGCAAACCGCCGTGAATCTGATTTTCACCGTGGCGTAGAGGAATTTAAAACCCACGCGCAGAAGGCCAGAGCATATGAGGCGGTGATTGCCCCTTATCAGCAAACATTCCAAAGTTTGGGAGTTGACGCACCTACCGCTATTGGCGCATTGCTCAAGGCTGACCATACTCTGCGATATTCTGACCCTGCTACTAAAGCGCAGTATTTCCAGCAACTTGCGCAACAGTATGGGGTTAACTTGGAGCAAATCCAAAACCCTCCGCAATATGACCCGCAAACCCAGTATTTGATGCAGCAGTTAAATGAATTGCGTCAAACTCAGGCACAGTGGCATAATTCAATTCAACAGCAAGAGCAAACCCGCGCCAATCAAGAGTTGGAGCAGTTTTCTAGTGCTGGGAACGCACACTTCGAGGCTGTGCGCAACGATATGGCAGATTTGCTGGAGACCGGCAAAGCCACATCACTGCAAGATGCCTACGAGAAGGCTGTTTGGATGAATCCAGACATCAGGCAATCCCTGATTGAACAGCAACGGTCCGAAGCTCAGAAAAAGGCTATGGCAGAAGCCCAAGCAATACGCGCAAAAACTGCGGCGGTATCTGTAAAGGGGTCTAGTCCAAGCGCTGGCGGTGTACAGACTAATGGAAGCGATTTGCGATCTTTGATTGCGAGTCAATTTGGCTAATTCAATTTAAAGGATACTGATCATGGCTACCTTCGCCAATCTTTCTGACGTAATTTCCACCACAATTCAAAGCCGTTCTGGCACTCTAGCCGATTCGGTTACGAAAAACAACGCACTGCTGGCCAAGCTGAAAGAGCGCGGCAACGTTAAGCCCTTCTCAGGTGGTAACGTGATCTTGCAAGAGCTGATGTACAACGATGCCTCTACCCAGAACGCATCTTCGTACTCTGGTTACGACACAATCGACATTACCCCTAACAGCCCAATCAGCGCTGCTCAGTTTGACCTGAAGCAATACGCTGCCGCTGTGTCTATCTCTGGTCTCGAACAGCTCCAAAACGCTGGAAAAGAGCAGATTATCGACATGCTGGAAGGCCGTGTCCAAGTGGCAGAAGGTCAATTGATGAACCAGATCAGCGCTGGCGTGTACTCTGACGGTACCGGCAACTCTGGTAAGGACATTACCGGCCTGCAAGCTGCTATCAGCACATCCCCCGCAACCGGTACTTATGGCGGTATCAACCGTGCAACATGGAACTTCTGGCGCAACGTGGCCTTTAGCTCTGTGACTGACGGCGGTGCGGCTGCTACCTCTGCCAACATTCAGTCCTATATGAACCGTGTGGCTGTGCAGTTGGTGCGTGGTACTGATCGACCTGACATGATCGTGGCTGACAACAACTACTACCGCTTGTTCCTTGAGAGTTTGCAAGCTATCCAGCGCGTGACTTCCGAGTCCTCTGCGGCTGCTGGCTTCACCTCCATCAAGTACATGGGCGCTGGCTTGAACTGCGATGTGTATCTGGACGGCGGTATCGGTGGTTCTATCCCTACCAACCGCATGTATTTCATTAACTCGAAATTCATGTTCCTGCGCCCACACCGTGACCGTAACTTCGTGCCAATCGGCGGAGACCGTCAGTCCGTCAACCAAGACGCTATCGTGCGTCTGATGGGATGGGCAGGTAACTTGACATGCGCCGGTGCTCAATTCCACGGAGTTTTGGGCGCTTAATGGATAGGGCTTCGGCCCTTCCTCTTTTACATTGAAAGGAAATAAATCATGGCTGCACCATATTCAGTAACCCCCAATATCGGGGCCGACTTCAACACCATTTCTTTGGCCGCTGACCTTGCTCAAGGTAAAGTAGCTGACGCCCGTTTGGGTGAGCAACGCTGGGGCACTAACGGTCGTTTGTTTGTCTATGCACAAGCCAGCGCCGCTATTCCAGCATCTACCGCAGTTGCAACAGTGAACGCGACTACCTTTTTGGCTACTGCCTCTGGTGGTTCCTATTTGTCTCCGGCTGTCGCAATGGCAACCGGTGATCGAGGCTGGTTCTCCAAGGCTAGCGTCTAATACGGATGGCCCTTCGGGGCCATTCTTCAAGGAGAAATAAATGGCTATTCCTAGTCGTATTCTTGGTACTCCCGGCGCTGTTGTTTCGAGCATTAGCGGAGATTTGCAAGACGGCATTACCGCCACTGGCTCTGCTCAGGGTGATGCATTTCAGCTTAACGCTGTGTATAACATCGTGACAACCGCTGCTGCTAGCACTGGCGTGCGTCTGATGCGCTCCGAGCCATCCGCAGAGGTTTTTGTACGAAACTTGGGCGCTAACACTTTGAACGTGTATCCCCAAACTGGCGGAAACTTTAACGGCGGCACAATCAATGCGCCAGTAACTATTGCAGCAGGATCCTTTCAATGGTTCATTGGCCGCGATAATCTTAACTGGATTACTGCCTAATTTGGCATAATAGGGTAGCCCTTCGGGGCTATCTTTTATCAACTCTGAAAGGCTGTTGTGAGCAATCCTCCCACACTCGAATCCCATGTTTTTGTATCTATCTACAGTGACGCTGTAGAGCTTCGCGCAGAATCTGAAAAAGCGGGCCGACCCATTTTTCAGGACATGCCCCATATTCGCATCACCATTCCTGGCGACACAAACAACATCATCGAGCGCCGCATCGAAGATACCGACAAACTGAAATATCCCCGCGCATGGGCTGAGTATGAGCGAGGCGAGGCTAAAGGCTTCACCGGTACACCCCTTGAGCAATGGCCTCAAATGACCCGCGCACAGGTCAAAGAATCAAAATATTTCGAGTGCCACACTGTAGAGCAACTAGCCGGATTGTCTGACACACATTGCCAGAAAATGGGCATGGGCTTTCGTGAACTGCGCGAGAAGGCCAAGGCTTATTTGGGCGTCGCAGAATCCACCGCATCGGCTACGGCTCAGGCACTGGAAAACGAGAAACTGCGTCAAGAGATGGCAGAGCTTCGCGCCATGATCGCAGAAGGCGCGGACAAGAAAGTGGGACGCCCACGGAAGGAAACGGCTGAATCATGACATTACTCCAGCTTATACAGCAAGTATGCGATGAACTCGCAATTAATCGGCCCTCTATTGTGGTGGGCACGACTGACCCGCAGACCCGTCAAATGTCTGCCTTGTTGTATCGGCTGGGTAACGATCTTGTAAAGCAGTTTGAATGGCAGCGGCTGAATAAGGAATACATCCTACAGACCGTTGCCTATTCACGCACTGGAACCACTACAGCGGGCTCTAACGTGATTACCGGTATTTCGAGCACTACCGGCCTCTCCAGTCAATTCGGCATCGCTGGCGTCGGTGTAGAGCCATTCGCGCAGATTACCTCTGTAGACAGTGCCACTCAGGTAACCATGAACATGCCTGCTACGGCATCTGGCACTGTGACCCTGCAACTCTCTCAGGTGCAATACAACCTGCCATCCGATTGGGATAGAGAGATTCCGCAGACTGAATGGGACAGAACTAATCGCTGGCCATTGATGGGGCCACAATCAGCGCAGGATTGGCAATCGTTCAAATCCGGCATTGTGTACGCTGGCCCCCGTGAGCGCTTCCGTATCCTCGGCAATACCTATGCAATCAATCCTCCTCCGCCTAATGGACTGGTTTTTGGTTTTGAGTATATTTCTAAGGCATGGATTTACTCTGCTGGCGGCGTGGCTCAAACCACTTTTGCGTCAGATTCGGACAGCTTTGTTTTCACCGACTCTTTACTGATTACGGGTTTAAAGAGCGCTTGGAAGGCTGCAAAAGGTTTGGATTCGTCTTTTGACTTGGCAGAATTTAAGAGCCTATTAGAAGCCAACAAGTCGCAGGACAAATCAAGCGCCAAGTTGTCTTTGTCTCCTATTGGTAGCTCAGTGCTGCTGACCACAATGAATCTCCCTGACGGAAATTGGGTGGGCTAAATGGACAAACAAGCCATTATCAAAGCACTGCGAGACACAGCACAGAGCGCATCTAACTCCGTCGCAGAGACTGCCTCGGCACCTATTGACGCTATCACATGGGCACTTCGTAAGGCTGGATTGCCAGTGCCTGAAAATGCTGTAGGCTCCTCTGACTGGATGGCTCAGAAGGGGTTGACTGCGCCGGTAGAGGATGGAATCCCTAAAATGGCTGGCGAGGTATTGGGCAACGTAGTACCCGCCATCGGATTCGCCAAAGCTCCGCAGATTGCGCGCGGAATGAATCGCATGGTTGATAACGCAATGGCTCCGGCTACGTTGCGAAAAGAATCCGGCATGTTTATTGGCCCTAGTGCGAAAACATGGGATGCAGAGGCAGCAAAGCAAGCGCAAACAATGGCGGCAAGGGGTACAGACCCGCGCAAAATCTGGAGTGAAACCGGAACATTCAAGGGGCCGGATGGGAAGTGGCGTCAGGAGATTCCTGATAACTTGGCTTCGTATGACCCTGAAGCATTGGCAGACCTCAAGTCTATAGACTCTTTCAATTACCTAAAAGATACCCAGCCATTAGGTGGCGTCGTTAGCCATGAGCAGGCTTATAAAGCGTACCCCGACATGCAAGATATACCGGTTCATTTTATGCCACAGTCAAAAATGGGTAACGCTTACGGGGCATATTCTCAGAACCTTGATAGGTTGACGCTTAGTGATTCCGCATCTGGAATGGACAAAACCAGCGCGGCATTGCATGAAATGCAACACGCAATACAAAAACGTGAGGGAATGAGCGGCGGAGGAAATCTTAAGGGGTTATCTATTGGTGATTATGCAAAATTAGCTGGAGAGGCCGAAGCCAGAGCAACACAGGCAAGAATACCGCTAAACGCAGCACAGCGCCGCGCTAAATTCCCACTTGATAGCTACGATGTGCCAATTGAATCCCTTATATTGAAGGGCGTACAATGAAAGCCACAGCAACATCCATACCGGCATGCGTAGGAGGTTTGAACGACAGAGACGGTATCGCAGAGATGCCGCCTAGCGATGCTGTCATCCTAGAGAACTGGTGGCCTTATCCCTCTTACCTAGGCATCCGCAAAGGCTCAAGCTCACACGTTACCGGACTACCGTCTACCGTTGAAACGCTTGTAGAGTATCTTCCTACTACGGGTGGCTCTACTCTATTCGCAGCGGCTGGCACTTCTATCTACAACGTCACCACGGCAGGCGCAGTGGGTGCAGCGGTACAAACTGGCCTGTCTAACGCAAGGTGGGAAAACGCCCAGATCACGACTCCGGGCGGTTCTTTCCTTTACCTTGTTAACGGTGTGGATTCTCCCCGCCTTTGGAATGGCACAGCATGGACAACGATAACGGGAGCCTCTAGCCCCGCTATTACGGGGGTAACTACAACCCTTCTTGCCCATGTTCAGCTATTCAAAAACCGTCTTTTCTTCGTTGAAAAGAACGCCATGCGGGTTTGGTATCTGCCGGTTAACTCCGTTGGTGGTGCTGCCGCTTCGCTGGACTTCGGTTCTATCTTCCGTCTTGGCGGGTTTGTCCAAGCGGTATACACGTGGACGATTGACGCCGGTTCGGGTGCGGATGATCACTTTGTGGTGCTGTCTAGTAACGGTGAAGTGGCTGTCTACTCAGGGACTGACCCTAGTAGCGCTTCTGCTTGGAATCTAGTCGGTGTTTTCACATTGGGAAGACCTATCGGGCGGCGGTGCGGTATCAAATTTGGCGGTGATCTAGCAATTAACTGTATGGAAGGCGTATTCCCTTTGGGTAAGGGTTTGCTGTCGTCATCCGTAGACCGCCGAGTAGCCCTGACCGACAAAATTCAAAACTCCGTATCTTTGGCAGCTAACTCATATTCAGCTAACTACGGCTGGCAGTTGTGCCAATACCCTGACAACAACATGCTGATATTGAACGTGCCTGCGGGTAACGGTCAAAATTATCAGTACGCACAAAACACGATTACAGGCGCTTGGACTAAGTTCACCGGCTGGAATGCTACTGTGTGGCTTAACGCTGCTACTGGTCTCTATTACGGAGATGGAAACTCGATTCAGAAGGCTTGGACTGGAAATCTAGACGGGACTGTACCCATTCAAGCTGATGTGCTTCCTGCCTTTAGTTACTTCGGTAACAAAGCGCGGAATAAATACTTCACGATGGTTCGGCCATATCTACAGAGTACAGGTAATCCCTCTGTGCTTTATGGACTGAATACTGACTTTAACGCCTCAGACCCTCAAGGCGCTTTGAGCTATACACCGCCTACGGGTATGGTATGGGGTTCTATGGTTTGGGGTTCTATGGTTTGGGGTGGTGGTCTCACTCCGATTACTGCTTGGCAGACTGTAGGGGCGGTTTGTAACTCTGCGGCGGTGCGTCTTAAAATCCAGAATAACGGCTCCGATGTGCGGTTCAGCAATATGGACTACCTCTACCAGCAAGGCGATAGCGTATTGTGATTGTCTACGGTAACCACGTCACATTTGACGCCGATTTAGTCGGCCCGTGGGTATCCTCCAAAACGGGGGGCACTTGGTGTAGGGGACGGGGTACAGCCATAGGCAGGCTAAAAGACGGTGAGCTAGTGGCGGGGGTTCTATATGAGGACTACACCAAGGCCAATATCGTCTGCCATATTGCTGGGGATGAAGGATGGGCGACTAAAGGTTTTTTGGGATTGATGTTTGATTACCCATATAACCAGTTAGGCGTCCAAAGAATCACGGCTCCCGTCCACAGTGACAACGCCAAAAGTATTGCGCTAATGGGGCGTTTAGGGTTTACACTAGAGGCAACGCTTGACCGAGCTATCCTCGGTGGGAACCTGCTTATATACCGTATGTTTCGGGATGAATGCAGATTTTTAGAGGATAAGTATCATGGGCAAACAGAGCGCTCCGGAAAAACCTAATTACGTAGATGCGGCTGAAAAAACTGCTAAGGGCAATCTTGAAATGGCGCAATACACCACTCGCGCCAATCGGGTAAACCAATATACGCCTTATGGTAGCCTTACGTATAAAGAAAATCCTGACGGAACATGGGAGCAAACCCAGACGCTAACCCCTCAAGCGCAGGCAACGCTAGATAAACAACAGGCATTGTCCGACAAATACGCAGATACTGCCTCTCAGGGTTTTGACAAAGTACAGGGGCTTTTGTCCAATCCTGAGCTGGATATGTCGCAGCTCCCTAGCCGAGCTATTAACGTAGGTCAAACGGCTCAAGAAGCCATGATGTCTCGCTTGCAGCCTCAACTAGCTCAACAAGACGAGGCCATGCGAACACGGCTTGCAAATCAAGGCATTACTTTAGGCTCTGACGCTTACAGCAAGGAAATGACAGCTCAAGGGCAGAGGGCCAATGACTTAATGCTACAGGCTGCATATCAAGGTATCGGACTAGACCAATCAAACCGCGCAAGTGCTTTGCAGGAACAGGCCTACGTTCAAGACCGGCCTCTTAACTTGGTTAACGCCCTTCGCTCTGGTGCGCAGGTTCAATCGCCACAATTCCAAAGCTACGCACAGCAAGGGCAGACGCAAGGCGCAAATTACTCGCAAGCTGTGCAGCAACAATATGACGCTGATTTAGGCGCAGTAAATGCATCTAATGCACAGAGCGCAGGATTGGCAAAGGGATTGTTTGGCGTAGGAATGGGGCTTGCTGGCATGCCTGTAGCCGGTGGCGGCTCGCTATTTGGAAATTACGCTCAGAAAAAAGGATGGGTTTAATCATGGATTTTGATAGCCAAGCCAAAATACTTGAGCAGCGTCGAAACCGATACCTGCAACAACAAGACGTAAATGCCCCCGATGGTCAGATGGTGGGACGTCATTACGTTGCGGCTAACCCATTGGAATACCTAGCGGCTGGCCTTCGCAGTTATGGCGGTATGCGTGGTGAACAACTAGCGACTCAAGAGTTAGGCGACCTGCAAAAGCAAAAACAAGAGGCCATGCAAGGCGATATGAACGCCATGATTACCGCGCTACGTGGTAAGCCTGCTGAGACTGTGCAACCTCTCACGCCTAACGACGATGAAGGTAATGTAAACGCGCCTATCCAGATGCCTGCAAAGGCTGGAAGCATGGATGACTTCTATCGTGTTGCGGCTGGCTCTCAGTTTCCGCAGTTTCAGCAAATGGGTATGCAAGGGGCGCTTGCGGCGGCGCAGGAACAAGCCAAGGCCATGCAACCTAAGCCCGTAAAGTGGGAAAAAATAGAATTGCCCACTCAAGACGGTGGACGGCGTGTTGGCTTTGTAAACACCAATGCTGATGACCCTATTTCTACTTTCAAAGAAGGCGGCACAGAAAATGCTGCTATGTCTGTAGGCCCAGCCGGGCAAGCATACAACCCCCGCACATTGCAGCAAGGGCAAGTATTGGCAGACCCTAATAAACCATTCACGATTGGCGCTGGTGGTGCGGTTGTGCCAAATACGGCCTATCAGACGTATGAGACAACCAAGGCGGCTAAATCTGCCCCGCAGGTCAACGTAACAAACCGCATTGAAAATAAAGCGGCTGAAAATATCGCCGGTCAAGTTGGGCCGCTGCTTAAGGAATCCGCTACAGCGGCTGAAGGTGCTGTGCGTACCCTTGACGCGGCGAGCCGAATTGTTGGAGCAATTGACAAGGGGAACGTGATTGCAGGCCCATTGGCTAACACTCGCGTCACCGTGCGACAAGCTGCGGAATTGCTTGGGGTGGGTGGCAAAGACAATGCAGAGGTTTTGGCAAATACACGGTCAACCGTTCGCGGATTGGCTGAGATGACATTGCAAGGCCGCAAACAGATGTCTGGTCAAGGTGCAATCACCGAGAGCGAAAGCAAGCTGGCTGAAAAAGCAATGTCCGGAGACATTAGCGACCTTACCCCCGCTGAAATCAAGCAATTGGCCCAAGCCTCTGCCCGTGCTGCTCAGTGGACTATTCAGACGCACAAAACACGCTCTGACGCTGCAAGCAAGTTGCCGGGGATGGGTGGCCTTATGCCTTTCTTCAACACTCCCGCAATGCCGGGTAATATGCCTGAAGGCTTCAAGGTGATTGAATGAAAATCTACAAAGTACAAGCCCCCGACGGTTCTATTCTCAAGATTGAAGGCCCAGAAGGGGCAAGTCAAGAGCAGCTAATTCAAGCGGCTCAGGCGGCATTCAGCCAAAAGCAAGCCAAAGCTCCCGCACCTCAGCAAACATACGACCCGACAGAGGGTATGACCGGTACTGAAAAGTTTTTAGCTGGTGCTGGCAAGGCAATGACAGACATAGGGCGCGGAGTGCGTCAATATTTGCCATCATCCATAGGTGGGTTATCTAACGAAGATATAGCAGAGGCTCGCAGACTAGATGCACCTTTGATGAATACCGGCGCTGGTATGGCTGGCAACGTAGTTGGCAACGTTGCAACCGCTTTGCCGGTGGCGTTCATTCCCGGCGCAAATACAGCTGTGGGCGCAGGCTTGGCGGGTACTGCATACGGCGCAGTTCAGCCGGGTGTTGATTCTGGTGAGCGCCTTAAAAATGCCGCAATCGGCGGGGCGGCTGGCGCGGCTGTGCCTTTGTTGGTTCAGGGCGCAAAGGCCACTAAAAGCCTCGTAGAACCTTTTTACCAAAAGGGCAGAGAGAGCATTCTAGGACGTGCTTTGCGTGCGGCTGGCGGCGATAAAGCAGACGATGCAATGCAAGCGTTTGCCACTGCAAAAGGCGCAACCCCCGGAGTTCAGCCAACTGTAGGCATGGCGGCGCGTGGGCCTAATCTTTCAAGCTATGCGGCAATGGAACGCGCAACGCAAGCGGTATCGCCTGACGTTACCAACGCTGTAACCGCGCGGGCAACGGCAAATCAAGATGCTATGCGCCAAGCCTTGCAAAGCGCAACACCCGACGTAGGAGCGGCAAAGACTGCGCGGGAGTCCATCGCTGGTGCGCTTTACAACCAAGCTAGGACACAAGGCATAGACCCTACAGCAGCTCAGCAGCTTGCCCCGCAAATTCAATCGCTGACACAACGTTTGCCTGATGACGTTGTAAACCATGCAAAAACACTGGCAAAGCTAAACGGCGTTTCTATTGATGATGCTGGCTCTGTGCAAGGTTTGCATTGGGTGAAAAAAGCACTAGACGACAAAATAAACGAAGCAACGCGCACCGGAAGCGGAGATTTGGCGAGAGCATACCAAGGGCTTCAATCTGAGTTTTTGGATACTCTAGACCAGTTAAGTCCAGCCTATGGGCAAGCAAGGCAGCAATATGCCGCAATGAGTCAGCCCGTAAGTCAAGGGCAGATCATGGAGCAGATCGGACAACGCGCCACTGATATGCGCGGAAATATTACATTAGGTGGATTGACACGCGCAGCAACAGATAAGACGGCGCAGTCTGTTACCGGCATGCCTAATGCAACGCTTGCGAAATCACTTACGCCACAACAGCAGGCCACAATTAATGCTTTGCGTGATGATTTGTTAGCCTCTGATTTTGCAGCTACCGCAGGCCGTGGCGCAGGCTCTGATACGGTTCAAAAATTGGCATATTCCAACATGCTCCAACAAGCCGGAGTTCCTACATTCATGCAAAACTTTGCCCCAACTCAGGCAATTGGAAACATGGCGGGACGTGCTTTAGGTGTTGCTTACGGCGAAGCAAATCAGCGATTGGCAAGTGAATTAGCTCAAGCAATGCTAGACCCAGCTCAGGCGGCACAATTGATGCAAATGGCTAAAGGTAATCCGCAGATGCAAAAAGCACTTGCAACTGCTTTGCGAAGCTCGGCGGCTATTGGCTCGTCAGTTCCGGGACTTATCCAAGCGAATCAAGAATAAACGCTTTAGCCAACACTCAGGAAAATGACGAATAACCATGACTCTAATGAAATACAAGAAACACAGTATTAAAGCCGCAGCTAGTGGCTTTAAAATTAGTGCAACAGCAAAAGAGATTTGTTCAGGCGTCATGCCTAAAGTGTAAAGGATAGAACATGAGAAACGGCAGCGGTGGGTATTCGTTACCATCTAATAGCTGGAATCCAGCGGTTAATGGCGTAACAGCCACAGCCGCAGACTGGCAGGCGCTAATTAATGACGTTGCCACAGCAATTCAGCAATCCATAAGCGCAGACGGACAGACTCCGATTACCGGCAATTTGGCAATGGGTGGCAACAAGCTCACTGGCCTTGCAGCGGGTTCGGGTACGGGTCAGTCTCTCCGGTATGAACAGTTATTCTCCCAAGGCGCTCTGACTGATATTGCCTCTGCTGCTACGGTAGACATTGGCGCGCAGTTGACCAACTTCCTGCGAGTGACTGGCACAACTGGCATCACTTCGTTTGGGACAAACTACAACGGCCCACGGTTCCTGATCTTTGCGGGTGCGGTGCTTTTGACGCACTCTGCGACTCTGGTACTCCCAAGCGCTGCAAACATCACCACAGCGGCAAATGATGCCCTAATTGCGGTTCCTATCTCTGGTGGCTGGCAGGTTGTAGCCTATCAAAAAGCAGACGGCACTCCATTGGTGGCAAGTATTGGCAACACTCTTGCATCGGCTACAACCACGGGAACCAGCACAGCCTACACGATTACTCCGACTCCAGTAATTACCGCTTACGCTGCCAATATCTCTTATTGGGTGACATTCCATACCGCCTCTGGTGCTTCGCCTACCCTGCAAATTAGCGGCGTTGCAACTCCCCCTAACTTGGTAAAACAGGACGTAACTGGAGCATACGTCAATATCCAATCTGGCGACATTCCTACAAGTCACCGAAGCCGTGTAACGCTGATTAGTACCACTCAGGCGCTAGTTGAGGAATTACCCCCCACTGTTAACCAAGTTCAACCCGTTACAGCCTCCGTAGCAGGTAACGCGCTTACCGTTGGACTAAACCCCACTGTCTTAGAGTTTCGCTCCACCACGCTGACAACGGGCGTACCCAATAAACGAACAGTTCCAACGGCTATTAGCCTTGTAGTTCCTAACACTGCGACACTAGGAACCGTTAGCGCCGTGGCGTCTCGCTTGATTCTTGTCGCCATTGATAACGCTGGCACTGTAGAGCTTGCAATCATCAACTTGGCAGGCGGAGCAAACCTAGACGAAACCGGCCTTATTAGCACGACTGCGATTAGTGGAGCGGCTACAAGTGCAAGCGTTTTTTACTCTACAACGGCACGAACAAACGTGCCCTATCGGGTTGTTGGTTGTGTAGACTCTACGCAGGCAACGGCAGGCACATGGGCAACTGCTCCATCATTGGTGCAGGGTATGGGTGGCAACGCTCTCGATGCCATGCAGTCGCTGGG